TCAGAGTAATGTTTATTACGCTGCGCAACAAACTCTTCAGGGGTTTTGCAAAGCAACAACCCGCCAATCTCAATGTTGTCCTTAAAGCGACTATTGGGATCGACTAGCATTTGAAACTTCGGTTGTTCTTCAATCCGTACTGGTTCCCAACCTTCTCTAAGTTTTGCTGAAAGATTGCGGGGGTCCGATTGATTCAAAGAAGAAACACGAATCCATCTATATTTGTACCCAGCCTGTTTGTCGGGCTCAGGGAGTAATTCAGGTGGAGCCCAATGCGTGGGGCGCTCTACCTCAACTCGGGTATCTAATTCACGGGTCAGTCTGTTTTCAGCCATTTGAAGCCTCCAATTTTTGTTGTTCACGGGCGTACACTTCGGGGGTCAGGCCAAATTTCTTAATAATGGCCATCTGTGACTGCTTTAACCGTACCTGTTTGGAGGACGTTGAGCGGGTCGCCGGAGCTACAACCGTACTAGGCTTTGCTTTGGGCGCCGTTTGGGGCTCCTGATCTGACTCAGCCTGACTACTTTCTTCCATCGTATCAAAATACTCTGGAAATTTTTTACGCATTGTTTTGTCAATGTGTTTGAAGTATTGGTCACTACCTACGACTTTTGGGCCATACTCATCAACCAATTCTTCATGTACCCCTACAGCAAAATTGGACATGGCTTTTTTGGAACCGTACCAAGGATTTTCATCCAGCCAAGATTGCGTTTTGGGGTCAACCTTGGGTTGTTGCTGCGATTGGGGTATTTGTACATCATTTTCTTCGCTTTGTAAAGCACTAGGTTTAAATTGTTTTGCCTGCTGTGCTTTATATGTTGCTTCAGAAAGAGCGGTTTGTGACTCAACGATGCGATCTGAATCGCCGGACTCAAGCGCTTCTTTGTACTCCCGCTTAGCCATGGCTAATGTAGTATCGGCAGCGTTTTGTACAGTCTCAATATAAGTTTTCTCACCCGCACTGTATTGTGCTTTGAGTTGTTTATTCTCATTATTAAGCCTATCTAAAGCTTCAAAAGCCGCTTGACGCTCACGCAAAGCAGCCTCTTTCTCACGGCGCTCGTCATTCCAGACCTTCTTATATTGCTTAATCCGCTCTTTTTGAGCCTTGGGATCTAGGTCTTCTGCGTCTTCATCAGCATTTTCTAGCTTCTGAACAACCTCTTTAGGCATCGGCTTTTGGTTCCGGTCCTCTGGAGGGGTGTCATCTTCAATGATGATTTCTACGTCCTCTGCCGTAGCTTCTAAGGGTTTACCCTTATCTTCTTGCTCATCGGGGAATGTAAATTGCTCCCCTTCAAATTTTGGTAAAGGCATGATTTAGCTCCTATATAAATTTACGGGATATGCCACGAGGATCCTGAACAACGGCTTCAACTGAGTCGTCATTAATAATCCTAAACTCCCGTCCATGTATTACTAGGCGGGTGCCAGCATTCGGTCTAACTAATACAAAGTCACCTTCTCTGCACCAGGGTCCGCTTGGGAAGCGAGTCGTGTCTTTGTAGCAGTCCGGTCCAAGATGTACTACAAATAAGACCGTAGTTAGAATCTCATCTTTTTTAAGTAGATCGTCCGGTTTAACTAATTCAGAGCCTTCAAATGTCTGTTCTACTTCAGGGATTGCACATAATATGCGATAGCCAGAGGGTATCGGAAGCTGGCGAGCTTTCTCTTCAACCTTCTTAGCAAAGTCTACTGCACCCACAATTTGTGGATTACCGGGGTTTGTACCGATAAGGATTTCACTCATCAGAGTTCTCCATTTTTTGTTTCAGGTCTAATATTTCCTGCCGTGCAATGAGCAGACCGTGTATCTCACCACACATTCTTTGGTAATCAGAAAAGTCCTTTGCTTGTCCAGACGCAATCCAATCCCGTTTAGCTATTACTTCTTTATCTAGGTTTTGTACTAGAACATCTGCGGCGTCCATTACTCTCCTTTGCGTTGTTGTTGCATCTGAGCCTTGGATTTGGCCAAGTCAATGCCTAATTTAGCGCCCATCTCCGTCTCTTTTGACTGACGGTTCTTGGCATCCTCATTTACTTTAATTTGCGCATTCATACCAGCGATCTTCTCTTGGGACTCTATGCGGTCACGCTCAATTTGAAGCTGATCGGCTTTAGCAGCGGCATCAGTAGCCAACTTCTTACTCTTAAGCTCCAACTCACCTTGTTTAAGCTGCAACTCTTGTTGTTGCATCTGGATGATTGGATCTTGCTGAGCTTGTTGTGCTTGCTGCGCCCGTACCTCGTTAGTGTCTCGCTGTAATAGCGCTTGCGAAGCTCTAGCCGCCATCTGAGATATGCGAACCTCAAGTTCTTGTGGCATAGCTTTTGCGTCGTCATCTTGCTCATCTGGATGGAACGGCAACTCCATACCCATCTCCATTTCCATTTGCTTGCGATACTCATAAGCAACGTGCTCATTGACGTGCGCCATCATTGCAGCTTGCATAGCCTGCGCTTGTGGGTTCTGGCCCACTAACTGCATGATTTTTGGATCTTGCATAGCAGCCATATGCACACCGATGTGCGCTTGATGGTCTTGGTAATAAAACGCCTTGACTGGTTTCATCATCAAGATGTTCTGGTTCTCGGTGATGGGGTCCTCGGGTTTCTGATCTTCTGGTAACTTAACTAACTGTTGAGCATTCTTAATACCCAACACATCTAACATCTGACGATGTAGTTTTGGCAAGTTATATATCTGTGGTGCGCCTTGAGCTAGCTGTAGTACCGCTTGGTATTGCGTAATCTTCTGCGCCATTGTTGCGGCGTTTGGATCAGATACTGGAATGACGTCAATGTTGTCGTAGTCAGACTTCTTCGCTCTTGGCGTGCCTTCTACTGGCTCATAGGTATAAGTATCTGGAGTGTAATCACGAATGATGTCACGAAGTAACTTGAGCTCCTCTTTAAATGAGTAGTGGATGCGGGCTTGTACAGCGGACATTACCTTTAATGTACGCTCCAGAATTGCTAGAGTTGTGCCAACCGGTGCTTGCGCACTCATATCAGATATTTGCAAGTCAGCTGCGTTAGCAAAACGTCGGCCTTCTTCAATAATCTTGTCCATCAAACCAGCAAGAACCATACTCGGTTCTTTATATGGCAGTGGCATCACATTGTCACGCATCGTACCGCTAGGTACATCCACGTCACGGAACTCTCCGGGTGCTATCGGTGTGTCATCACCTTTGATTCGCAATCCACGGGTTTTAAATCCACCAGGCAGATTTGCCAACGATCCAGCGTCAACAAGTTGGCGGAGGATACTAGTACCTGATTTAGCAAACGCCCCGATGAGGTGAATAAGACCAAAGCAATAGAAACCAAAACCGGGAATATAACCATAATGCACAAAATGCGAACGCTTTTTCTTATGTTCATCTTCTGGCCTCCAATTACGACGAATAGCAAGAACCATGCTGTTAGCTTTATCAACCGTAACTATATACGGTAGTGCTATGCCAGTCTTTTCTCCGTCTTCTTCATCTTCATAACCAGGAAGATCAAGATCAACTTGTATTTCAAGAATTTTATAACGATCGTCTGTAGTAGCTCTAAAGCCCATCTTCTCAGCGATCTTCTTCTCAACATCATCAAATGAATCAACTGGCTCGGGTAGTTCTATATCTCTCCAGAACCCAGCGTATTGCAACTTCTTAACTTCGTTTGGAGTCTTACGCATTACATGCGTTACTCGTGGTGAACTAGCTAAATCAGTAGCGCCATAAGGAACAACCAAATCTTCTGCAGGCACAAACATAGATACCTGACGACCAATACTTGGATCGTAGTAGACTTTCTTAAACGCATTACCTGACAAACCCAAGCCCCAGAGCATGCGCTCATGCTCAGGTCGGAATTCGTGCATCACATCTGTTAACTGATAGTTCATGTCATCACGAACTCGTTCAGCTGCGTCTTTTTTATTTTGGGTTTCTTTACCAACAATAGTTGTCTTAACAGGTCCTGCAGCTGGAAAAGTCTCCATGATGGTTTCTGATTGAAACCTTACTAATGCTTCAGATAGCAGTGGGTGATATACACCACAAGCGCCTTCCCAAGGCTCGGTGCGCTCTTCAATCTTCATACCTAATAGCTGGATACCATCAACGTATGTCTGCATCCAATCTTTGCGTGAACCAACGTCGTCATCAAAATCACCAATTAAATCAGATGCGAGTGATTGCAGCTCGTTCTCACTCATATACTCCGCTAGGTTGGCATCAAAGTCTTTATCACTAGGTTCTGCTTCTTCAATACGCAGGATAGGCTGTCCATCAATGCCAATCTCAACTGACTCAGGATCTTCAATCTCAATCTCAAGTTCTGGCCCTTCTTCCATCATTGGAAGTGCGCTTAACCCTAACGGGGCTTGTGATAGTGCTTTGTCTATTGCCATATATTTACCTATACGTTGTAGTAGCCTTTTTGTCTACTTGACTTAAACTGCTTTGGCTCGTCCTCATAATCAGACTCTAGTGTTACAAAGCCGCCTCTTCTATATCTTAATAGTGCTTGGGTCATTGAGTCCACTAAGTCATCATGCTCTCCACTAGGAAAAGATGCAGTCTCCTCGACTAACTCATCCGCCCAATGCGTATTAGGAACCCATACTCTTCCAGATGCAAATATATCAGCAACTGCGTTCAAGCGGGCAATTTTATCGCTTCCCTTACTTGGAACATATTCCTGAACAGGTATACCCATGGCACGTAACTCAAACACTAGCGGGGCTCCAGAGGCTTTAGCCTCAACAATAAGGGCGTCAGGCTCCCATTCTTTATAGTGTTCCATTGCCTTTTGTTTTAGCTCCGGGAACTCCATACGTTCTTTAAAAGCATTTAACAATATGATGTTTGGTACCTCAAGCCCCCTAGAATTAGCCTGATAGAACACCCCCCAGGTTGTGCAAGCGCAGTAGTCTGACCGTTGGGTCTTTAAGAACGCCGTATCCCATGACTGGATCATAAACTCACACTGAGGTGGGTCATCATGCTCCCAGAGCTGCCACCACTCTCTCTTAATAATAGCGCTGACGTCGCTTGTTGGCGACTGCATATACTGTGCCTGCCATTTGGCACTAGGAAGTTCCTGCTTTAATGCTGTTAACTCTTCTAGGCTCCAAAAGCCCGGCCATAGCGGTAAGCCATCATCTAAAATTGCAGGGAATTGAATAACTTCCCACTCTTCTCCCGAGCGTTGCTGGGCTGCTTTAACCACTTGGGCAGTCAAATCCTTCTTAGACCACCGTGTCATCACTATGATGATGGAACCGCCAGGTTGCAGACGCTGCCGGGGGCCTGATGTATACCACTCGTACGTTTTGTCGTACACCTCTGGGTTGCTTTCTGCTAGGGTTGCCTCTTGTTCTGAGTGTGGATCGTCAATAATGAGGATATCAGCGCCTTTACCAGTAACCGCTCCGCCAACACCGATTGCAAAGTAATCTCCGCCGCTATTAGTTGCCCAACGACCTGCCGCCTTTGAATCTGCTTGAAGCCCAACTCCCGGAAATATTGACTTGTATATGTCTGAGTCGACCAAATTACGGACTTTTCGTCCGAAGCCCACAGCAAGCTCAGCGGTATGGGAGGTTTGAATAACCTTTTTCTCTGGAAATTTACCCAAAAACCAAGCAGGAAGGAGGTAACTAGCAAATTCAGATTTCGTATGCCTAGGTGGCATATTAATGATAAGTCGCTTGCATTCTCCCTTGGCGACTCGCTCAAACGCCTCTGCCATTTCATCATGATGAGCTCCTTCTATAAAGCTGGGCCAGACTTTTTTGACAAAAGCCATGAATTTTTCTTGGGAAGCGTCTTTTTCTTCACCAACTACCGTCGTATCTAGGTCTTTGTACCAAGTTCTGAGCTCCGCTTCGCCCATATGGTCTAAGTTTTTGTCTAAAAACTCTAATTCAGCTAGGGTTAACCGCTTTTTTGGGTGGTTTTGGGTGGCTGATGCGCTCATTTGACCTCTTTTGCCTCAGCATCTACGACTTCTGCCTTGTTTGTAAGCTGGCTTAAGCGTGTTTCTGTCTTACCTTTGTTATCAAGCTTTTGCATTTGCATCAATTGGGCAATGCGCTCCTTGATTGCAGCCTTAAGTTCGTCACTAGTCTTATGTGTAATGGTAATTTCTGAGCGTTCTGTGAACAAATC